AGATAAATTTCCCTGATGGGTTCCCTAAAAAATACGCCACACCTCCTCGTGGTTGGGTAGCATAATAACATAAAGGCTCCAGTAGAAATATTGGAGCCTTTATTATTTTACGAAGGTGCTTAATTTAGACCAGACTTCACTTATCCAGACACCACTGTTTGGAAGGGAGTCTCTCATACCATCCTGTCCAACTAATTTCAAAAATTCCATTCTATTCAATCTTGCCGTTGGAGCATCTAATATTTCTTTTATACGTAATTGACTAAAACTCTGAATTTGAGTATCTGTCAGTTGCATAAGTTGAAGATTTCTATCCAATTTATCTTTATTTTCTAATACGGAATTATACAACTTATATTTTGTTCCGTTGCTTTCACATGCATTGTAAATTTCTTGAAGAGTGCATTTTTTATTTTCCGATAGCATGGGAAAACATTTTTTAATTGTCTTTAAACCCGCTCCTTTTATACCATCAATATTATCACTGGAGTCACCTTCAAGTATTCTATAATTTATGAAATTTTCAGAACTTATTCCATACTCCGAATATATTTCAGCGGAACCATATAATTTTTTCTTACTAGGATTCCATACTTTTACCCTATCATCAACCAATTGTAAAAAATCTTTATCACAAGATAGAATATAACAATTACTATCTTTAAAATGGTCTCTAGCAATATACGCAATAACATCATCGGCCTCTACATTGTCAATGGATATTGTTGTAACAGGAAGAACATTCAAATAGTCAATTGTTCTAAGCAATTGTTTTTTTAATCCAGATTCTTCGATTTCCGTAGAAGACAAATCTTCGTAACTTCTATTAACACGAATACTCGTTTTTCTTTTAGATTTATAATCAGGATACAATTTTCTGCGCTTCATGCTCCCACCATTCCCGTCTATCACAATTATAACTTTACTTGGGGATAAAAGTTTAATTGCAGCACCGACGGTTTTTAAAAATCCTGCAATACCTCCTACATGAAGACCATTTACATTAGTAGTCGGAATTGCACAAAATGAACGTATGAATATATTATAAAAATCTACCAATAAGACATCAGAAGTGTTGGTCTTATTCAAACCAACACTCTGATTTTGTGTCATATTTTCAAACAGAGAGAATACTCTGCTTTTTTCCGCTATTGATAGTGGTTCATTCATTTTCAGAATTAATTCCTGCTTCTTCTTCGGATGTATCAACCGTGGCATCTTCCACAATTATACTGTTAGGGTCTTTGTATTTCATAATGACAGAATCGCATATTTTTGTATATAATTCTAATTTAAGAGTTTCATTATCTCTCATCATATTTACAAATTCCTTGGACTGGAATTGGACTTCCCCACTTCCATCGGCTGGTGAATATTTGTAATACGCACCTGATTGTTTTATGATATCATTTTCTTTTAAAACTTTTAGCCAGCTTGCATAATCCGCAATTCCACTGTCGTAATAAATGTCAAATGTAGCTTGACGATTTGGTGGCCCCATTCGATTTTTAATAACATTTGCTTTACAACCATTTCCAATAACTAAATCTCCTCTTTTTAATTTCCCCATGTTATTCAATCGAACACGAACACTGCAATGATAGGCCAACGCTTTACCACCACTAACCACAAATTTTTCACCGAATGCCATTGCATTCAAATTCTGTCTGAGTTGATTAGTGAACACGATTAAAACTTTTTGTTTTCCAATCATGTTTGTGATTTTTCTCATTGCTTTACTGATAATAATTGCTTTGTCAGTGGCATATCCAGTTTTCCCGTGCTCACTTTCAAGTTCTGCTTTAGTGGATGCACCAGCGACGGAATCGACGATAATAGTAACGAGACAGTCATTATTATTTTTTCGTATGTATGTGATGGCCGACTCAATTGTTTCAAAAATATCTTCCACGGTTTCTTTTTGAATATACAATAGATTTTTCAAATCTACACCCAAACTTTTCCAGAATTCAGGAGCGGCACTGTTTTCAGTGTCAATCATTATCGCTTTTCCACCCTTCTTTTGGGTATCAGCAACAATATGTGCGGATAGTAAGCTTTTTCCAGTTCCTTCCAATCCATTTAATTCAACCATTCTACCAACTGGTAATCCTCCATTCGGTCTATTACTAATTGCTAAGTCTAAAATGGATGAGCCTGTGCTTATCCAATCACTAATTGCTGACGCATCTTCTTGGTCATCAAGAAAGAATGCAGACCGCCCACTCTCTTTATTTTTTTTATTTAGTTCATCTGCCAGAGATATCAATAATTCATCCCGTGTAGTGCTAGTTTCAGATGTAACGTGAACGGATTTAGTCTTTTTATTTTCTTTTGCCATAAATTTATTATATAGAAGTAATGGAGTGATAGAACATGCGACATTCTATCACTCCATTGATGTTTTATTTGTTAGGATTTCTTTGCGAACAAGTTATCAAATGCGGATTCAATATCTTTATTTGAGCTTGGAACAGTCGTTCCTGACTGTGCGGGTGCAGGAGCCGCTGTAGTATTTACAAACGGACTAGCTGACGGCGTCTCTGACTTTGGAGTTGCGTCGGAACTTTCAGATTTGTCAGTGCGATGTGCATCCTTCATAATCTGCTTTAATTCATCATATGTTTTTTCTTCATACAAGGAAAGAATGTCCGTTTGCTTTGTGAGCATCTCCATCAATGCTTTATTTGTTGGGTCAACCGCTGGTGATTGATTTGGCTTGATGCGAATCGAAGTCTCAGGAAAATCCTTACCTCCGGGAACTGCTTCTTTAAATTCCACAGTAATATCTCTTCCATTTGCCAAATCTGTAATATCGCCGTAATCAGGGTCATTAATAATGCTCAAGATTTCTTGATATACTTGTTTTCCGAATCCCCAAAAGCGAACGCCTTCGGATTCTTCACCGCGAACAATAATAGGAGCATATGTTCGCATCTTAGGTTCGTATTGACGACCAAGCTTCCAATCCTCTTTATTTCCAGTCTTTTTCAACTGATTGCTAAATTCAACGATTGGATCGGGTCTATTAAAACTGTCTGGAGATAGGTAGGTTTTACCATTTAATCCATAATGGAATTTTAATTCTACGAATGGATTTTCAGGACAGAATTTGTAAGGAATAATTCTTACAGTTTGTTTTCCCGGTTTTGGTTTCCAAAATAAATTTTTATTTTGGTTTGTGTTGTTCAACTGACTTTGCTTTAATTTTAGTGCGTTTAGATCTAATGCCATAATTTTTTATATAGTTAATTGTTAATTTGTTCAATGTTTATGAGTGATACTACATTTGTAATATCCCTTATAAGTATTAACAAGAAACACTTTACACTAAAAAAAATTAAAGCACAATATATTATATTAATTAATATTAATTATATATTATGGTATAATAAGTGACTTATTTTTCGATTCACAAAACCATTTTGCTCCAACATACTTACCATCAGACGTATATAAAACTCCACCTTTTTCATAAAAGCTATTTTTTGATATTTCTTCTAATGTCGGTGGAGATTGATTTGGCTTTTGTAATTTTTCTATATCATCCATTTTATTTTTATAATCAGGAGAAGGAGGATTTGCTAATAAAATATTCTGGATTGCATCGGCATCTTGTTTTTTCTCTTCGGGAGTGCGGTCATCTACTTTAGGTTGAGATGCATCTAAAGGAACTTCGGCTTGTTGTTTTTCAGGTTCTGGAGTAAACAATGACGCACCAGTAGGAGTTGCGGCAGATTCAGGTGGTGCTGGTGCTGCTGGTTGAGCAGTCGTCGGTGCGCTTGGAGCAGCTACAGGAGCGGCTTGTTGAGGTTGTGTCGCATCACCATGAAAAATGTTAGCTTGAGATTTCTTTGGGTTTTCTTCAAAATGTGTTCCTCGTGATATAGCCCGTTGTTTATATTCAGGTGTTGGAAATGTAACTAATAATCCATTGGTATTATACGCTTGTCGTTCTGGAAATTTACCCTCAATCATCTTATTTCGAATCGCCATAGCATCATTTTCCGATATTCCTTTTTTTATCAAAACTTCCTGTAATGCCGCTAGATGCTCGTCATTTTCCGATGAAAAAATCCCATCAGTTACTCGACTATCCAAACAAACTCGATTTAAAATGTATTCTGAAATACTCATATAGTATAAATATGAAATAAATGTATAAAATGTGTTAAATATTTATACGACTCATATCATTATAATTATACCCCACATAACATTTAACTGGAAATCCTTTGCCCATCATTATCTTTTTTAAAGAGATTAAAGTGTCTTTCCCGTCCAATGCATGGATATCAAACAATAAACTATCATAGGTATATAATATAGGTTTGGTTTTCTTATCCTTTAAAAAAGAATTCACGTTTTCAATTGAAGACATACCAAATTCCGTTTCGCTTGCCTGTAATATATAATTAAAAAGTTTATTTGGGTTTGGATCTACTATATGATAATTCGTTATTCTCCTACCATAAATTGGAGTTTCAACATATCCATTGTCACAGAAAAATTGCCATCTATGATTTATATAATCGCTCATTTTTTTGTAAAATGGTATTAATAGAAGATTGGGAGGTATATTTCCATACATGCACTGGAATGTAAGATTTTTGGACAATTTAAGCTCTTCTTCGGTTAGGGTGTCTTTACCATAATAAAACTTACCGAGATACTCATACGCATTTTCAGGAAGGCTGTAGTTTATAAGTTTGGCAACAATATGTGGATGGTATGCACTCCAATCAATTAAAAATAGCATTCCGTCTTGTCCATGCCTAGATGTGAACATTCTTCGGCTACCATCTTCTTTTTTTAAAGCCGCGTAATTAATACCACCAAATCGGTTACTTGGTCTTCCCGTTGATGTGTAAATGTTATATTCAGTATATAAAGTGTCGTTTATTGGAAACGCAGATTTATCCTTGAAATACAAAGAAAACAGTTTAGTATCTACGTGTAACCCATGCATTTCAATCTGCTGCAAATTTTCGATGATTCTTTTATTAATATTTTCATAACTGACATCATATTCGAAATCTTCAATGTTTTCCTCGTATATATCACACAAATTCTGGAATAATTTTAAATGTATTTCATATGGAATTATCTGATTTATGTGCTGATTTTCGGGATACCTATTATAGAAAAAATTGTAAGATTTCGGTATAACATCAGTTTCTTGTAATTTTCCATATTTGATAAAATCAACCAATTGCAAATCTTTTAAATCTTCAATTTGAAAAGAATGCAAAAATTTCTTTTTATCCACCACAAATTTATTACAATTCAAATTCTTTAAATCATTCGTTATCGTCTCAATGTCAATTTTAGTTGAAAAATCGTAATGAGATAAATTTAAAATGTATGTTATTCCCAATGTGACATTTTTTACAAATAATAAAATTGGTGTGGTCACCGCAGGATGAATGGTGTTTGAATTGGTAACCGCAAAAAATATACAATTGGCTCCTGAGCAATCTTGTAAAAATTTCAAATAATTTGTTGTGTCTATGATAACCATTCACACCCACAATACATTATAAAATTTTTAAAGTCAATATGTTTTATAATAAATCCGAACCATCGGTATACTGAATTTTGAAGTTTTTATAATTTCTCAGAGGTCGTATAGCCGCTTTTATTCGAGTGTCCCAATTATTGTCTGATACAGTGTGTGAAACATCGACGATTTGAAATATTACATCTTTATCGCTGTATGGTTTTGGGAAGTTTTTAAAACTTAAACATTGAAATGTTCTAAATCCCGCAATTCCTTGTAATGAAAATTCCAATGTAAAATTTGGTTGCTGACCTCCATAAACGTTTGTATTATTTGTCACATCGTTATCATTCAATATCGATGTTAATAAAGATTTATCCGGTAATGTCAAATTAACAACATTTAATTGATGAGTGTCAACATTTCTAAATGACATTATAAATGCATCGGGTTTATCTCCAGATGTTTGTAATTGTCGAACTGCCTGTTTATTACTTATAAAAGTAGGCGTTACATCCGTCGGAGGTTCCAAGAATAATCTGTCCCCAAATACAAAATCAAGAGGTTGTGACGTGGACGTTGTTCCTCGGCCTTGATTATTTGAAGATGCGGCAATGACTTGATTAGCTTGAATATCGGACATTGTTGATGAAAATGCAATATTTTTAATTATGTTATTTGCAGAACCCATATCAAACTGATAAACTTTTACTTTTTGCAATTCATCCAATGAAAATAATTTTTGGTCTATGATACTCAAATAGTCTGCGCCCTCTACCACTTTCAAATCCCAAAATCCATTTACAGAATCATTCAATGACTCCAATAGTTTAGTATAAAATTCCCCCGTTGTTTTACACTGCTTCACTGTATTTATGATAAAATCCGTATTAATCATAATATCTTCAAGATATCCATAATAGCCAGCGGGTTTTTTTGTTAAAATGTCGGCACTGTCATATTGTGGAAAAGAATGGGAACCTTTTTTATCCAATGTAGGAAATGGAGTTTTGTTGTTTATTATACCGCTCCCTAAATTATAGACCGAATATCTAAATCTATTAATTATACCATCCAAATTATCACGGGCAACTCCAAGCCCCCTAGAATTTCCCGTATTAAATGAATTTAAAATTACCGCATCGGCGTAGTTCTGTCCAGATTCAGCTACATTTGAAGATGTAATTACTGAAAATGTAGCTGAATCTAAAAACATTTTAGACGGTCTGAAAGAACTTAAAAACAATCCATCATTTTTAACTTCCAATGTTTGGCTACTGTATTTGTTGGACTTTTCTGGAAGTAATATATCAGATAGCCAATTATTATATTTTGGAGCATTGGCATTTGGAATCAGGCACACATCTCCATTACAAGATATCAAATTTGGATGTGCGCCAATTATCGTTTTGCTGTTTGGGTTTATTTTATAAAACTGAAAGGATTCTCCACTAGAATCCATATTATTACTTGGCTTAGTGAAAAAATAATTGAACAGTTCAATTAAAAATCCCATGCTTACCCAACTTTTATCGGTGTCTTTATAGTCCCAATCAGAGTCTTCAAATTTTCCGATATAAGGAGGATTTAAAATAGTGGGACTGGAAGTATTATCAACGTTTTTATCTCTTCCAAAAAACATTCTATTTTCGGCGTGTCCATTATAAAATTTTTTAGTTGGATTAACAAATAAATCTTTTTCTGTAGAATCTAACTGGTCAAAGAAATTTTTTCTTTGGGTTAAGCATTCTTTAATTTTTTTAAGTCTTTTTTCAACAAATTGTGGGAACGTCATTGTCTGTGTCGTTCTTCCACTCCTAACGCTTCCTCCCCGACCATCCGGGTCGTTTTCCGTATTAGAATTGTTCAATGGAATTCCACTGAAATTTCGGTGTTTTGAGCCTATAGTAGTGCTACAATCCCATTTGACGCCATCCTGACTTGAAAACTCGAAATTGTTTATTATTCCAAAAGTTACAT